CCTCTACACCCTGCGCAACATCTTCAAGGGTGTGGGTTCCTGCTGAGTATTCTAAGGCGGCTTCGATGTGTTGTGCCAACCGCCAGAAATCCTCCATCACCGTTTCCCTGCCGACGTAGCCTCCAGCCGCATCACGCCGACCCGCCAATCGTCCAGCACGTTGCCGGTGACCTTCATCTTGACTGACCGTCCTGAGAACCTGGCGTCGGTTGGCGCCTTGGCGCTGAATGGGCCGTGGCTTGTCTCTGCCGATGTCGGGTACAGCCTGGCCGTGAAAGAGATGGCAACCTCGCCCAGCGTCTGCTCGTCAGGTATCACCGACCTGACGGCCATCACGTTGTCGCCGTTACCGAGTTCAATCGGTCCTGACTCCGCGTAGGGAGCCACCGAGTCGTAGGTGTAGCCAACCTCGTGGTCGTAGATGTAACCGTCGGTGCTGACAAACAGCGGGTTGGCGAACACACCTCGGTCTGTTCCTGCGGTGCGAGTCATCATTCCTATAGCCCAGTGCCCCTCACGGTAGTTGTAAGTTACATAAGAATCATTCTCATTTGAGGACAGCGACGGGTAGAACCAGGTCACCTCGCCATAGGTAGAGTTGTGGACGGCGTAGACCTTGGATGCCTGGGCGTAGTTGATATTGTTGAATATGTAGTCTCCAACTTCGCACCGCATGGGCTTAACGAAACCGTCGTAGGACCAAAAGCCTGCGGTAGACATCCACATCGCGGAAGTGTCGATGGCCGCTACCGCCTGCGCTGATATGACGCCGCACCCGCTGCCCACCTTCTCAAAACTGTAGACGAATGGCAGGCCAATGTAGTTAGCGACGTGCGCGTCAACGTCTGTCAATAGAAGGTTGACGCCTCGCACGCGCTTGCCGCACCTCAGAGACCCTGGCGTTGCCAGTTCAAAGTCACCCGCTTGGTTATTGGCTGCCGCCGTCCAGACTGTGTTGTTCTCCTGGTCGCACCACTTCACCAAACGCGGGTTACCGGATGCGCCCAGAGCAAAGATAATGCGCTCGTTGGTTACCAGCAGAGCCGCGCAGCTTGTGGGTGCGTTGGTGATGACAGCCGCAAGCGTAGGTGTTGCGAACCCTAATTGCCACTCATACAGCTTGCCGTCGGTGCTGCTGCACGCCACCAGGTACTCTCCATAGGTGTCCAGGCTCCAGGTGGTGGCTGGTACTGATCCGGTGTCAGGTCGCGCAGTGCCATAGGACAAATCACCATATGAGTAAAAGCCGTATCCGGTTGTTCCAGTAGCATCAGCAGAGCCAGATGTAAACCCTGTTGGAGTGATGTCCTTCAAAACTCCGAGTACGTTCATGGCAAATAGCTTGGTATGAGTACCGGCAGCCGCAAAACGTGCTGCGCTGTTGTCACGCCAGGCGATAAGACCTCTGCACTTACCCGTCACGGCAGACGTGGATTTCTTTCTCCACCCGCCAATAGGTCGCAGGGTGTTCTCAAACCAGCGCACCAGGTTGGAGTCGTTCCAGCGGCCCATTGCCTGGTACTCAGTACCGTTGCGGTAAACGCCTGGGGGAATCTTGAGAGGAATGAGTGCCATGATTACACCGATAGGTTGGAGACAAACGACAGTGTAACGATGGCCGACGGTACTGCTGGCCTGGTGGGCGTGCTGCTGGCGGCAAAGTGTTCTAACGTCACATTGACATTGTCAACCTTAAACATGATTTCAACATAGTCATTTGCCACCAAACTGGTAAAGAAATTCAACGATGCAACCAGATGGCTCGGATCGCCTGTGCTTTTTCTTGCAGGTGGGTGATACCTACTGTTTGAGTTGTCAATGTTTGTGCCGTTTTTGCGAAACCAGATGTCAACATCGTGGCTATCGTTGGTGGTGTTTTTGAGTTGAATCGAAAACTGTACGTTGTAGATTCCTGATTGCGATACGTTAAATCTGGATGAGTTTGATAGAGTGACGCCGTTGCTAAAGTCGGTCGTGTCAAACGTGATGGCAGTGGCAGCGGTAGTGCTTGCCGCCACCTGGTCTGTGGAGTCGTGGAACGCGCCATAAGGGGCGTTGAGGTACTTGCCTCCACGCGGTCCGAACAACGCTCCCAGGGCGTTTGTTACGCGGCTGGCGTAGTTCCCGATGTTGCTGAATGTCTGGCTGAAGAACAGGCGGTCATACACCTCGCCAGGGTTGCCGAGATTCGGCTGCGCTGGCGTTGTGATTTGGCCGCTGTAGTCGCTCATACGTTCCGTTCAAAGTGTGGGCAGTCCACTAGCGATCTGAAGTTTCCACCCCAGCGGTTCTTCGGGTGTAGCGTCTCCCAGTACGCGCCCAGCGGGGCAATGGTAGCTTTGTCCCAGATGATCTTCTCGTCCTTGAAGAAGTTCAAATCCATCGCGCACCGCTTGAGGTGGATGCTGTTCATTGTTTTAGACCGGCCTGTTTTGACGTAAATGGCTTGCTGTTCTGGTGTACGCGCCAACTCGCCACCAGTGACCATGAAACCTGTGTCTGTGGCGTGCTGAATCAGCTTGCAAATATCTAGCAGGAATGCCGCTTGTTCTTGACTAAGACTCATACAAACCCCTTTTTTGAACAATTAGGTCAATGCAAGTTACGTCAACCTTTGCGCCCATCTTGACGTATTCTTGTTTCTTTTCCTGTACGGCTGCCATGCACTGCTGCCTGTCGGTGTAGTGGGTAAGTTGCTGTAAGAACTCGCAATGTCCGTTCATACAGATATACAAAACGGGAATAAAGATGCTCATTTGCTGCTCCTCATTTCAGCCAGCTTCTCCACCGTTCTGCCTCCGAAATAGGCACCCATAATCAGCATCCCCCAATTCCCCAACAATTGTACATAACTTTCGTTGGCATTGTATCCAAAGGCGCTCATCATTGCAAACACGGAGTACATGGTAAAGATGGCAATTAGAGACATTGGCCGGATGTTCTTTGACAGCCATGAGTCGCTAGACATATCCGCTTTCCAGCGGTCTGTAATGTTGTTGGCGTCAGCCTGTGCCGCTTTTGCGTACAGCTCCAATTCAGCCATCTCCAGCTTGGCCTTCTCAATGCCCAACTCAATCAGGCGCTCTTCGTGGTGATACTGCAACTCGCGCAGTTTCTCAACGTCAGCCGGTGTAGGGTTGTCGGGAATCTTGATGCCGAGAGTGTTCTCGACCACCTCCTTACCTTTGGCCTGAATAGCTGAAGAAAGCAGCCCTAGGCCGCTTTCCGCAAGTGTGCCGAGTAGTGCGCCGATAATTGGAATCATCAGAAACCCCTATTCATAATAACGTTAAACGTGATGCTCACCAGTGGGACAACGATAGCGGATGCGCCAGAAATCCAGAGTGTGTTCATAATGATTGCCACCTTTGCTTCCTTGTCCTTTTGCTTTCTCTCTGACTCTTCTCTTTCCATCGTGTTGCGCTCTTTAATCATCCTGGTGCGCTCTGCCATCATCTCTTCCCAGACCGGAGCATTGCCACTATAGAAAAGAATATCCTTCAGTTCCTTCTCATGCTCTCGCAGCGCCTTAGATGCCAGCGCGATCTGGAGTGCCTGAGAACTGATCTGTGCATCCGTCTTTCCTATTGACGCAATCCTGGCCTTGCTGCTTGCTAGGTGTACCGTGTCTGCCGCTTGATAGAAACTGCTGAATTCTTTGTATAGGCCGTGTATATCTTTACCAAGGGCTACCGCTTTTTTATGCCTGCCACCGCACCCTGGGCAATAGCAAAGGCCGTAAACGGATCAATCATTTCTTGTTCACAACTACCCAGCGGCAGATGCGTCCGTCTTTGTCCATGAATTCGTTAGCACCCATCTTCTTGTCCTCTTCTCGTTTAGGAATACGACAAACCAAAACTATCTTTGTTTCTGTTCCAGGCCACGGGCTTTCAGCCGAGGCAAGCAGAGAAATCACTTGTCTACCTTGGAGTCCAGCCGGTCGAACAATCGCTCTAGGGTCGCGTCAATCCTGTCAAACCGATTCTCAATGTCTTTCTTGGTAACGTAGTTCTTTGGCAAGTCAACTTGAATTGCCTGGATGTCTTCTTTTAGAGACTTCACAGAATTCCATATTTCCTTGCACCACCATCCAACAGCGACTAGGATTGCGCCACCCACGAAATTGAATAATGACTGGAATTCCATTTATGCCTCCAGCGCCGCAATACGGGCTGTCAGGGAAGTGATGAGGGCTTGCTGTTCTTGGATGGCTTTGATGAGCCGAGCATCGTTTTTGTTCATGTCGGACAGGGTCAACATTCCGTCTGCACGTTCACCAACTAGGTCGGGGTAGATTGCTTGGACTTCTTGGGCAATAAAACCAACTTGATGCCCGCCACCTTCTGAGGCAATGTAGTCAAACTCAACCGGACGTAGCGCCATGATGTTGGCAAGCTGTGGCGAAATTTCAACAATATTTTCTTTTAGGCGGCTGTCTGAGAAAGCGCCAAAAGCAGCAGCATTTGCGCCATTTGCGTTAATCTGACCTTGCCCAGCCAAAGAACCATTGATGTAAAAATCAACAAGAACTTGACTTGTTGTGGAGTCGTTATCCTGCTTTACAAAAGATACCGTTGGCACTGTTGTAGATGAAGTCGCAGTTACATGAAACCAACACGCACGACTAAAGTTAGGCTGGGAAACAACAAAACGCCCAAAAGTAGATGGCGTTCCAGCATTAATCCCCACACTATTGCTTGTATCAATGGTTAAAGCCGTTCCTGCTACACCAAATCGTAGAGATTTAAGTGTTTCAGTTCCCCCTTTTTCGGAATTAACAAAAAAACCAGTTGCATCAGAGCCAATACGAATTTGATTGTAATTTGTCTGTAAATCGCTTGTAGTGGATACGCAAAAATCAGCCGCCCCGCCACTACCGTTTGGTGCAACAGCAACTATTGAACGTTGGTTTGTCGTTGCTGACCGTAATACCATTGCGTGTTGACTAGCCACATGGGATGTAGCAGAAGAAATTTGGTCGCTGCTTATGGTCACGTTACCGCTGGAGTCAATACGCATAGCCTCCGCACCGCCTTCAGAAAAAGCAATGGTGTCAGCAGCGGGGAAGAAGATGCCGGTGTTTGTGTCGCCTGTGGCCGTAATTGTTGGCGCAGCCGCAGAGCCTGCAGCAAAGGATGCAATCCCGCCAACAGTCAAAACTTTGCCAGACCCAACATTGAGGCCGACGCTGGTTCCAGTTCCAGCCGCAGCGAATATTGCATCCACCGAGTCCAGATCGGTGTTGATCTTCGTACCCCAAGTGTCGGTGCTTGCGCCAACCTCTGGCTTGGTAAGGAGTAGGTTTGTCGTTGTCGTATCTGCCATGATGTACCTCTATGCGGCCACTTGCCACGTTGTTGCATTATCGGAGATATCTGCCCATGTTTCACTGGTGTCAGATACCGGCGTCCAGGTCTCGGACGTGTCGGGTATCGCACCCCATCCAAAGCCTAAGATTGTCCCAACCGCGCCAGTTGCGCCATTGCCCATTATCTCAATTGAGATGACATTTGCGACAGTGCCAACTGATCCCGTTCCGCTGACTCCGGTGATGGCCTGGAACGATATGGCTTCAGCACTCATCGTTCCGACAGAGCCAGTGGCACTATTGCCAGTTGCGGCCAGACTTCTACTGCTGGTTGCAGTGCCTGGCGAGAGTGTTGCGCTGTTTCCAGGCAAGCTAATGGCAGCGCTCTGAGTGACGCTACCAATCGACAGCGTCGCAGCGTTCCCTGTAACTGCCGCCGTAGTGCTTGGCGCTACAGTGCCAATGGATGCCGTGGATGCGTTGCCGGTGATGGCGACTGAGTACGTTATCCCTACAGTGCCGACATTGCCGGTTCCAATCGTCCCATCTTCTTGGATTGAAACATCAGCCAGTAGTGTCCCGATGGCAAGAGAAGACTCGTTGCCAGAGATGACAACATTGCCTATTCCATAGACACCAATGCCGTAGTAGCCTGTACCGTATGCAGCCACGGCGCTGCTCCTTCAGTTACGCCAGCCGGATCAGGCCGGTGCTGGAGTCGTTGGTTGGCATGGTCAGAGTGAACGTGCCGGCGGTAACAGTCTGCGATCCAAATGTATGGACGCTCACCGCCTTGTTGCTCTGGGTCGAGTTGTAGATCAGGACCGCGTCAAACGCCGTGGATAGCGTGACTGCGCTGAACGTAATGGACGCGCTGGGCGTGATAAACGCCGTGGTGCTTGTGGATGACGGTGCAGTGCCAAAGGTGACCGCTACGCCTCCGGCGGTGTAACCAGTGCCAGATACCTCGTTGGTTGCGCTGTAGGCCGTTGTGGAGGCATTCACGGTGGCGCTTGCCAGGTACAGCGCAGCCTTGAATGTGTCGGCGGTGGATGCGGTATGCGCTGGCACTCCGGTCCCGTTAAATGCGTGTACGGCGTTGAGCAAGTCAACTTTGAACGATGTACACATTGCTTGAGTGTTTGCGATGATAGTTCCGTTCTTGGGTTAAACCCATTTCAAGTTTTGCCATTTTTTGCCATTTTTTATTACACTTACATGAGCCTGTGTAATCCCAAAATCAGCAGCTATTTCTCTTTGCAGTCTATCTGATTTCCTTATCAAACAGACTTGTTCATTGGTAAGTTTTGATCTACCATGTTTTTCACCAGAACACGTTCTTCCTTTTTGCTTTGCATCTTGCATATTTTCCAACCTTGTACCAAGAACAAGGTGGCTGGGGTTAACGCAATTTCTGACATCACATTGGTGCATCACTTCTCTAGTGTCTAACACTCCAACAAATAAACGATAAGAGGCTCTGTGAGCCAACTCATGCTTGGATGGAGTCCTAAAAAATCCATACCCATTTTTCATGCAATACGCTTTCCAAAGCCAACATCCTGAGTCATGCTTGACAACATGGCTCATAAATCTTTCCGATTCTGGCGATCTAACTTTGCCAGACATGGCTATCCAATCATTTGAGTTATGCCCTCGCTAAACACATTGCGCTTTAGCGTAACGTGAACAGACCGATGCACCATTTCACCATCCAGCCAATACTCGATAAACGAAATTGTTTCGTTTTCAGTCTCTTCGGAACCCTCGCGCTTTTCCAGCAGCGAATCGTCCATCTCACCCTTTGTCGTGGTCACTATCATCCGAATGTCCTTGCTCTTGCCATCAGAGCGCCGCCCGTCATGGAGCCGCGCTCATCAGCTAGGTTGAGTGCGTCGATGCCCTTCTGATACAGGCCAGCCCATACCTGGATTCTCGCATCATCTTGGAGGTACGGCGCGGCCTGTAGCAGCGAACCGTAAAGGTAAACGTCGGGCGACAGAGTCAGCAGAAAGTTGGTCGTGTTCGACGTAGATAGCTTGCTGAGTTTCCCGTAATAGATCAACTCAGAAACGTAGGATGTGTCAGGTGTCGGCAGGACGCGGATCTGTCCACCGATAACGCAAAAGTACTTAGGCTGGCCGCTGGCGCTGTAGCTGACTTGCAAGTCATCCATTGCGTTGATGGTCTGGAATACCAGCGGGGAGATGGGGTTTGTACCCGTCAGTTTGAACGATTTAGCCTCCAGGTAGTCGCTTGGGAGTGCGTTGTACTCGTCGCTTATGGTGGCGTTGGCCCTGACAATCATCTGCCTGATGCGGAGATCACGCTCCATCTGGGATTCCGCGAGAGAGACAAAGTCGGTGATGGCAGACGTGAGATCGCTACGGTTGAGCCAATCGGCGACCGAGGCTTTCAGTTCAGCGTAGGTGCTAAGTGCCATGCTCTGCCTTTTCCTTCTCGATGTCGCGCATCATCCAGGTGTGGTCGTGCTTGAATTCAAACGTCCCGATGTGGCCGATCTCTTTGCTCACGTCGTGGTCTATGTAGATTTTATACCCTGCCGCCTGCGCCTTCCGGCAGAAGAAGATGTCCTCACCGATGTAGCCGCGCTTGTCGGTGCGCCAGGGAGTCTCGAACCAAGGTTCGGTCAGCTTCTCAAAGACGTTGCGCTTGATGAGCATCACGCCCATTCCGATGCTGCCAACTTCCTCGATGCCGGTTGACTCCGGCATGGTGTAGACCAGTTCGCGCTCACCGTCCGGACCATACTTCTGTGCAGTCGGGCCAGTAGGGATTCGGCGCCGAGCGCAGTTGGTCGCCACGATGTCTAGGTCGTGTTTTAGCAGGCGCTCCACCATGTCCTGGGGGAACGTCATGTCGGAGTCGATGAACAGGATGTGCGTGCAGCCCTCGGCCATCGCATCCAGCGCCAGGTCAGCACGCTGGTTCTGTATCAGCGTGCCCTGCATGATTTTTAAACTCACTGCGTCTGTCGTGTTCAGCGTGTGGTAGCAGACCATATTCACCAGGCAAT